ATGCGGATCTTGCGCGCTTTACTGGACACGCATCCCCTCTCCTTCTTTGGGATCGCGTCGATGAAGGTCTTGATTTCCCGGTCGGTGAGACGGTCGAGGTCCCACGGTTTGAGACCGAACCAGTGCGCTAACTCTGGGGCTCGTCGTCGGTAGAGGTCTCTGGTTCTTTTGGGAGGTCGTCGTCACCTTCTCCGAACTGGATCTCGATTTCGGATTCCCACGTGATCGCATCGGCAATAGCGAGAAATGTTGCCGGTTGGTTCATTTGCCTTCTGGCGAGAAACACCAGAGCGGCAAGAAAGAACGTCTCAAACTGTTCGTTACTCAGAGCTTCGACAATCTGCGGGAGTGTGAGTTTCGACTGACGAAACAGCTCCAGGCGGTCTACCGTGCTCGACCCGAGGAGGTCGAGGTGGTAGGCGGTGCCGTCGATTGTGATGGTGATCTGCTCAGCGCTGGCCGCTTTCGCTCTGCTCTGTGGTGGCATGTAGTGGTTCTTTCAGTTCGCGATGTCAAGGCCGACGGCAGCTAATGCTGAGCCGAATTCCTCAAGGAATTTGTCTTGGAAGTCTTCGATGTTCGAGCGGTCGCTGAGCACATCACGAATGATGTACGGGCCGTCGCCCGCCTCGATGTCCCACGTGTTGCCCACCCACATAGGGAACTGCTGCCAGCGGAGCGACCCGAAGAACGCTCCCTTGCCAAACGGCACAGCGGAGGTGTTGCGGACTGCTAGGTCAGCTCCCGCGGCGGTGCCTCTGCCGATGAGAGCCTTTGCCGCTGCTGCTTGCTGGCGGGTGCCAGTCGCGGCTCGTGCTTTGGTCCGTTCGGTGGCGAGCTGGGCGACTTTCCGGTGGGCCGCTGAGAGGTCCCGCGTTTTGCCTTCAGCGTCGCGGAACGCTCGACGTGCCTCTTTGAGGCCGTCGACCTCGATGACGCCCGCCATTTACGGGGTCGTGTCAGCGGTCGTGTACGCCACGCTGATCGGTGAGTTCGTGCCGTCGAACAACCCGACGCATTTCACCGTCTGCTCTAGTACATCGGTGCCGCCGATGTTCACGCCGACCTCGTCGAAACGGGCAGCGGGGATCGTGGCCTTGATACGCGGGTAGGTGCTAGCGCCGATGAGCGTCGCGGCGGTTGCTTGCAACTCAACGGCTGCGAGCGTGCCTGCAGCGGTGGCCGACTTGAAACGGTTGTAGTGAGTCAGGTTCTCGAAATCGAGGGTGAGTTCCGCTGTGATCTCGCGGTAGTCCGACTCGACAGGTTCTTTCCGTCGGGTGTTCTCACGGAGGAACAGCCTGCCGTCGTCCAACTTGTTGTCGCACGACACCTTCCACGACTTCACATCGGTCGCTGTGCCGCCGATCGTGACGAGACCACCCACCCATGAGAACACCTCAGCACCCGCGGGGTACGACGCCGTAGCGAGCGCAGTAGCCGTGGATTCGTCCTCACCAACAAGGTCAGCGGAGAACGTCAGGAGTCCTTCAGCGTCGAGCGCTAGTTCCCATTTGGAGATCTTGAGGCCTTCCCATGTGAACGCCTGGTTCGTGTCGCCACACGCACCGAACGGGAGGTTCGCCTGCATGGTGAACGACTTCCCACACAACGACGCGATCGTTGCTGTGTGGGTGTACGCGCTGTCGGTCGGCCCGCTCGTAGCGACCGCTCCGAGCATGTGCTCCAACCAGAACCCGAACCCCTTCGTAAGTGGTTCGATCTCGACCGAGCCAGACACACCAGTGATGTACGGCACGAAACGGTCAGACCGTTGCACACGCTGCCCGGTCCGCAACGCCTTCGATTCGGCGCGCCCGGTTTCGAGCTGCATCGGCGCCGACAAGAACTCCGCGAAGCGGTCCACCGTCACCGCAGTGCCGTAGGTGACTTCCTTTTTGAACCCGAGCTGGGATGAAATGGGCATGGCTACGCCTCCTTGGTGGCGGTCTTGCGGGCTGGGGCTTTCGCCTCGACCCAACTGTCGGACTGCTCGAGCAGCCCATCGGCGATCCGGTCAGCGACACTCAACGCGTCACCGTTTGCGACGGTGGCCCAAAGGCCTGGTGCTGTCTCGATTTCCACCGCGTCGAAAGAGCCGACGTAGGTCACAGATTTCATTGGCCCTCCTAGATTCGGGCGTTGTGGGTTCGGAGCTCGCAGCGGAGCAATCCGGTGCGAGCATGGTCGCCAAGTCCTGGCGTCCACTCAGTGGGCGTGAATGTGGTCCAGCACGTCGAACCGCCAGCCCTGACTGCGTCAAGGTCAGTGCGCATCTTCTCGGCAATCACGTCGAAGATCGCGAAGGCTTTCCGTCGGACTTCGGTGGCTGTGCCGCCTGGAAGTTCAACAAGCACCCAGATCGACAGGGTCGCGTCCTCGATGTGTTTGCGCGACCCCATGGATGCGACCGCGTGATCGAATGTGGCGCTGCCGATCACCACAGTCGAGCGTTGGATCTTGTCGCCCGGCCAGCTTTCGCACAGGTCGATGTCATCGGCCGAGAGGGTTATGGCGAGGTCGCCCAGTAGCCAATCGATGACTGCCGGGATTGCTGAGGCTGGCACTACGCCAGTCCTGGAAGTCGGACGAGATCGCGCCATTTCATGAGGATGGCGTCCACCTCGGGGTAACCAGTTGGCTGATTGGGGCCCGCAACAGCGAACGATGTCGACCCGAATTCGTTGCTGATCGAGCGTGTTCGGTCTGGCATGCCAGATTGACCACGAGACAGAACTTTCGCACGTGCGGCCTGTAGGGCTGCGTCTGCGAGGTCGGCGGGTGCGTGCGTTGAGAACCCTGCCGAGTAGTCGATCGTCAGCGACCCGAAGAATGGGGAGGGTGCTGTGAGCACTCCAGAACGATCCAGCTCCCACGCGGCGGGGTCAACGGCCTCGCCGTTGAAAGTGAGGCCGAATAGCTGCGATGGGTAGGCCTTGAACGGGGCTACAGTGCAGCCCTTGATGGCTCGGGTCTCCTGGTAGCGCCGCTCGCAGAACGAGGTCTCCACGGTTGTTTCGATGAGCGCCTCGATCCAATCGAGTGCAGCGGTCAACGTGAGGTGGGAATAGCGCTGCTCGTTGTCGAGATCCGGCATCGAACGGAGGTCCCCGATCGTGAACATCGTCGAGCTCACAACCTCCACGCCAATGTATTTCGCCACGTCAACAGAGTCAGCCGTACCGGCGAACCGCACCACGAGCGTGTCGAGGTCGGCTGTGTGTGTGGCGTCGAGCTCGAAGTGCCAGGCGTTAGGAATATCTGGCCACCCCGCACACTCTCCGCCAGTGTGAGTGGCTCCCGACGCTGCCTCGATCGTCGCCGTTGCCGGTTCATCGAGCGCGACGGTTCGGCCCGCCCGATCGAGCGTCGCAACAAGCGGCGAGGAGGACCCGAGAGATACTCTCATCTGCTACCTGATCCGCTTTCGGGGAGCAGGCTTCGCCTTCGATGAGGCATCTTCCTCCGGGGCGTCGAGTTCGGCGTCCGGAGCGGCATCCTCCGGGGTATCCAGTGGGGTGTCCGCTGCTGTGGTTTCGACATCGGAGCCGAGGCGGCGAATCTCCGCGGCTACTTCATTGGCTCGCTCGTCAAGCCCTCGGACAAGGTAACCGGCCATCTCGGCCTTCAATGCTGCAACGCTCATCGGTGCTCCTCGGAGTGGGGTGTGTGGGGTGGCGGGTAGAGCCACGTGAAGTGGCTCCGCCCGCCGTCAGTGCTAGAAGGTCGGTGTAGCTAGACCTGTGCCGCTGATCTTCGCAATGGAAGATGGGTAACGGCCTGCTGTGAACGCCACGTAGCCGTAGACCACGAGCTTCACCGTGAGGCTCCCGCCCAAGGTTTCCTCGAAGCGGAGGCGTCGAGGTGTCGGCGCTTCCTCCCAGAGGAGCGCATCATCTGCCCGCATGATGAGGATGGCGTCCTCGTTAGTACCGCCGCCAAGGTTGGTCGGGATCCCGGCATCGGTCACAACGGGCAGCCCGTTGGACAACGTGCCCACGACCTGGCCGTACTCGTTCGCTACGCCGACACCCATAGGGTTCTGCGGAGCGACAGACGACACGAACAGAGGTCGCCCGGTCGAATCAACAGCAGCGGTCAGCCATCCCCACCGGCGTGGGTGCATGATCGCGACCGTCGCTGGCATGAACCGAGTCGAGTTGACCTGTTGGGTCGCGTCAGCCAGCTTCGGCCAGAGCTCCGTCACAGTCGGGCTCGCGTCGGTGTACGTCACCGAGTTCACGCCCGACTGATTCAGCAAGCCGATGGAAGCCTTCGAGAGCACGTACGCGTTGACCTTGGTGGCGTAGTCGGCCACCAAATCGGCGTACACGATCTCGTCGGTGCCGCGGCCCCGCTCGATCGACTGGCGGGAAACGTCCTGCTGGCCAGCAATGGTGGCTACCGACACCTGCAAGGTTGTCTCGTCGAAGTCGGTCTCCTGAACGGCCGAGTTCTCTGACGACTGCTCAGCCGTAGCCGTGCCGGTCGTGCCGCGGGGGATGTTAAGGGTCATGCCCTCATCGGGAAGTGGCAGCGATCGGACTGCGTTGGCCGTGGGTCGACCAGAGCGGGCAACCTCGGCATACAATTCGGTCAGGTACTGCGGCACCACAAGAGCGCCGAACGCTCCCGTTCCGACGTCGCGTGATTCTGGCAGTTCGCCAGCGGCGACCATCTCGCGGCCATGACGCTCAAGACGCTCACGTGCCTCGAAGTCGCCCCGCTGTGAGCGGTAGGCGTCGCCGAAGAACGACACATCGCGAGCGTTGTCTCGGCGATAGGTCGCTGGTTCGGAGCGGACAACCGCAGGAGCACCAGCTGGTGCAGCGCCTGCTGCGGCGAGCGCTGCGGTAGCGGCAGCTGAGGAAGTGGCGAGGGTTTCGAGTTCGGTAATGCGTTCCTCAACGGGTGCCCGCTCGGCGTCGATGGTGTCGATCGCTGAGCGTGTCTCTGCCCACTTGGTGTCTTCGTCGGCACTGAATGCCGATCGGCCCTCGGCCTCACAAGTCGCGAGGATCTGATCGAGGGTCTCTTGGTGCGCCTGGCGCTGATTGAGGAGGGCGCGCAAGCGTGCCCGGAGTTGTTCCAACATGGTTGGCCTTTCGGGGTGGTAGGTGTGGTGTGTTCCCGAGGTGACCGCTAGGTGTGGAACGGGTGCCCGAGTTGGGCGGCGCGATCCACGGCGTAGCAGTCGGCGTCAGACGCTCCGGAGGCGGAGCGCTTCGAGTTCGCGGCGGCGCCAGTCGAGCGATGCCGGGATTTCGATTTCGGTGTTCTCGTCGCGAGCGGTAATCGTCGCGGCAGGGTTGGCGGGGTAGGTCACTGCGGAGACGTCGAAGAGTTGCAGCTCACGAATGGTCCGCTCGGTGTAATCCTCGTTCCATTCCTGGCGGGTGACCCGGAAAGCGAAACTCATCGAGTCGACTCGATTGTTCAGCAGTCCGTCAATAAGCATCTCGGCGACCGGGTTGGTCGGCAGCAGTGTGAGCTCGGTTCGGAGTCCGACCTTGTCCTCAGAGAGCGTAAGGTCACCCGAGTACGTCGCTGCAAGTGGCACGCCGAGAGCGGTCGAGGAGTCGTGATTGACCAGGAATACACAGCGGTCCTGCTCGGCCAGCGACTTGGCACAAGCGCCCTGAGCAATGATTTCATCCCACCCGTAGGTTCCGCCAACGTTGTAGGCATAGTCATACACCGTTGCGTAGCCGGACACCTCGCATCCTCCGCCGTCAAGGGCTCGGGTTTCGGGTGTGAAGAGGCGAGCCGATGCAAGGGTCGAGCGAGATACAACGTCGAACCCACGGCGTTGCCCACGCCCTGGTTCATCGTCGCCGATGACTGAAGCGAGCCGATCGAGGACCGGTTGGGGAAGGTTTCGTAGGTCTTTCACTGGTCCTCCGATGAGGTTGATGGGGCCAAACTGGCGCCAACTGGTGGCCACATGAACTGATCATTGCCGCCGATAGGTGGGCGTTCGCTGAGCGCTCTGGCTTCATCGCGGCCAAGTGTCCCGTTGCGGATCTCGATATCCATCCCCTTGATTCGAGATGCGTAGTCGACGCGCTGAAGTGCATCGACCTTGTGCTTCACGTATCGGGGACGAGGTAGCAGCGCCGACCACGCCGCCTCGGCCCGGTAAAGCCGTGGTCCTGCGCTGTAGGTGAGGAAATGCAGCCCGCGCTGCTCAACATTCGCGTAGGTGACCGAATCCCCGCCCGACGTCGCGCCGATCATTTCGGGTGGCATCCTGAAGATACGGCAGATCTGACGCTCTGAGGCCCCGATTGTTTCGAGGAATTGGGATTCCTCGGGTGCGATCTGGATCGGCTGGTAGTCGATGTCCTTACCCACTACTAACGGTTCGCGTGTCCCGTTCAGCACCTGGAGGACCTTGGTCTTGATCGAGTTCGCCTGTTCGGGGCTGATCATGCTCGACGATTTGATAATCGCGCTCGGGTGAGCCCCGTCCTCGAACCAGCGTCGACCGAAGCCTTGCACGGAAAGCCCGAGCGAAACCTGAGCAGCGGCAGCCATGAGCGGAGAGAGGCCGAACCTGTAGCCCGGAATAGTCAGCCCAGGAACGTGCCAGAGGTCGCCCAGCGGATACGCGTCATGAAGGCTGTCGCCCACCCGGTAGCGTCCCGACTCGGTATCCCACGAGACGGCGTCGGGGTTGATCATCTCCGCTCGTGCGGGCCAAAGGTCCTTCGTCCATTCCGTGATCAGCGCGAACACGTTCCCGCGGAGCATCTGCGATGTCCAGTACTGGGTTCGCCAGTCAATCTGGCCGGTGGTGGCCGATGGTGCTGCCACGATCTGTGAAGGTTGCAGCTCGACTCGAACTCCATCGCCGCGCTGGTATTCGCCTACCGGGAGTGTGCCCAGTAGATCCGCTGTGAGGTCGACGCACGCCCACACGGTATCGAGGCGTATTGCCTCACCGATGCTGGGCTCGGGAACAGGGGCTTTCAATTCGCCGCTGTATCCGGCACCGGGGCGAAACCGCGAGAGCGCGTCCCCGACCACGTCGCGCTGTTCTCCACGTTCGCCTGATAGCGCCAGAATGCGCGAAACGATCGTCATCGCATGGCCTGCGCAACAACAATGAGCACCACGCCGACAACCATGAGGGTCGCCGCTAGCGGCAGCATTACAAGACCGGCGATCAGGAGCGCCAAGCCAGCGAGTTCGCAGAGCTGTTCTGTCCGCATCGTTGCCTCCTAGTACACGAATTCGAGCAGCTCGGCTGGCAATTCGGGTGGGTCTTCATGGGTGATGATCGCCAAAGATGTCGCTACCACAGGGGTGATGTCGATGGCCGAGGAGCGACGGCCGAACGCCCAAGCGTCTCCGATGTCACGCTTCTTCGCACCGCCGATGGCGACCGACATTTCCGGTTGCCCCCAATGGGCAAGTTGCCTTGATGCCACGCTGTCATACAGTCGCCCAGCTGCCCGCTTCACACCCGCAGTGCCCTCGGGGGCCAGACGGATTCCGAGCCTCTCAAGCTGTGGCTGGAATGAACCGGCCGCAGAACCCGAGTCGAACGCTACCGCTGTGTAATCCCACGTTTCGCACAACTCGCCGAGGCGATCTACTAACCATTCCGTGCCCGAGCGTTGCTCGACGAGCTCGACGCATGGGTGACCATGCCAGTCGCCCACGGCAACAATCGATGCCGTGTTACGATTGGGGGCGACATCGAAAGCGAATGTGATGGGATCTGATGGCGCAGCGGAAGCATGCTCGCACGCTTCCCACTCACCGAGTGGAATTGCCGCCGCGATGTCTTGGTCTGGGTCGGGGGTCCAAACGCCGAGGCGTTCCACCTCGAAGATCGCTGGCTCCAGTGTGTCTAACTCGTCCTCGACGGCCGAGATCGACAATCTGGTGCCGAGGTTAGGGTTCGCCCTTGCCCATGCCTTACGGTCTGTCGGGTCCACGCCCGAGGGGTTGGAGTACTCGACCCACGCCAGGCGGCCGGGGTCCGCCGACTCGGCAGTACAACGCAGTCTGCGAAGCGTGCGCCCCTCAACCGCGTATTCTTCCACCGGTGGTGAACTCGTGAACCACAGCTGATGGTTCACTCTGGCCGACAGGGTTGGCTGGATTGCTCCCATCACTGCCGCTGGTAAGTGGTAGGCCTCATCCAATATCAGTAGTTCACCACCGAGTCTTCGCCGCGTTGATGTCGAGCGGGCGTGGAACTTGAGTTCCGCTTCATTTCG